TAATTATAAAAGAAGCCTCTGCTATCTTTTTGTTTTATAATGCCCGGATCCATATCGAAACCTTTGAACCTTTCAGATTTGTTCTTTATTGAACCTGATTTAAAAGGATTAGAAAGTTCGTGAAAGAAGAAAATTCGTGATGGAATTTTGAGTTCTAATTTCTTAGCGAATTTTTCACAGTCTGCAGAATTTCCAAATAACTCCAGAAACCTGGATGCTAAAAGTTGTTCTGTTGACATTAAAGGAAAGTTTCCACTTCCAAATATACAAGAAGCAACCATTAACTTCTCGCTACGGAAAGGTTTCCCATTTTCCCAGTTTGATCCCAAGAATGTTACTCTATCTTCGCCACGCTTAGATGGTTCACACTCAAGTTTGACTGTTGCACCAAACTTACTAAATGCTATCGATTTGAATAATTCCATATCAATAGGTCTCTCGCAACCAATTATCATATCATCGCCACTAACATTGAATCGGTAAGAAAAGTCGAAAGGATTATAACCTTTTGATAAACAGTAATCGTACATAATAAACGATGTTATTATATAATTGCACAAACTATTATCTAAGGAGGTAAAGCCACTGCCCGATACTGTACCAACGTATCTTCGTTTAAGTTCTATGATCGGGTGGAAAGAAGGTAAAGTTAAATATAAATTACGAATTGTTGTAAAGATTCCTAATTCGTAGTCAGTCAGCGGAATAAGCTGTCGAATTAGTTCAAAACTTATAACTGATAAAACTGGTTGACGACTATTATCCCATACTTTGTAATCAACAGAATAAGCATAAAGTCCTTTGTACCCCGTCACCACTTCTGAAATCTCAGATTGCGTAAAGCCCAACACGACAGCTGAACCTAATTTAGGCAACCCAGAAGAGAAATAGATAAAGATGAAAGATTCTAAAGCCTGTTGAAATCCCTGCACAGCGTGCACAACCCTAGTTTTCAAGCCAGATTCTCGGATCTGAAGTCGAAGAAAAATAGCGGATGGGAAAGTAAATATATCGTTTGGTCGTAAAGTACCATTGTAAAACTTTTCTAAATATTCTCTAATTAAATCTAAAACATCACCTTTCTTTACAAAGGGATTAGGTAAGCCCATTGATGCCTTTTTATTCATTTGATCTAAAACGTCATCAATAGATGGTTTTG